CCTCTTTATAGTCTAAATAGGGTTGCATTAAGCACATGCCAGCTATCGCAGCTAATTCCTTGGCTTTAGACTTTTGCTCATGTATATCGCCCCTATTGCATTCCGCCGTGATTAGTTTAGTGTATTGGTCCGTAGTCATAGGGTCGGCACCTTCAGTCGGGATATACGAAAAGTTCTTGCGATGCTGTCTCTCATAGCCTGTGACCATATTTATTGGCTGTTGAGAGATATTGAAGTAGAATTTTTGTGCTGAACTTTGATAGGATGTGTTGAAATAACGGTTTACGTAATCTTGCGCGCCCGCGTAAAACATGGTATCGATATTGGATTGATTCCATCGAGACTGTTCTACAGGCTGGAATTTGGAGTAGAGATTATCTAGCCATTGCCTCACGTTACCCTGTGAGGGCTCTAAGTTATTATTCCAAGGTGCAAGATAAATACCCAACGGAAGACCTTTTGACGTAAAGTGCTGTAAAATAAGAAGATACAAGAAAGTAATTATTATCACAAGGATGTAATTAAATGAAAGATGAATGGAATGATGTAGAGTGTTGGATAGTAATATGAATGAGAAAAAAACACTAATTTACCCATTAAGGTTGATTAAATCATCGCTTGGAAATGAAGTTTCTCCTACTAAAAGCGTCCTCAATTCAGGACAAATGCGAAGTTTAACTTTATATTGCCTTGTAGATATGGGCAATGATCAGTTTTTGCCTTTAAATAGAGATTATAAGCCGTTAGGAATGAATGAAAGAGAGTTTGTGAAATATGAAGAATTTGAATTCTTATTCTTGCCTCGAGATTTGATAAACTTTTCAACCTTATGGGACAATGGCATATCTTTAGGGAAGCATGCCTATTATACATATTCGGACTTCAACTCTCCTTGCAATGCGAAATCGTTTCAAAGATATAGGTCTATAATTCTGAGTGCTTTTTTCGGGATGAATCAATACAACAACTTAGAAGTATTCAAAAAGTTGTGGGAATTCAAAGGTAGGAACTATCCAAATGATTATGGTTTAAACATAAAAAGATTCGATATTTAAGGAGACAATATGAAATTTGTTAACAAAAAATTCACAGATACAATTCACATATATGCTGAAGGAAAAGGGAAACATACTTTTGTGGGCTTTACATACCCACATCCTTATGATGAAGGATTCGCATATAATTTTGATATTGACGATGCAAAAGAGTTATGTAAATATTTAAATGATGCTATTAAACTAGCTGAGGCATTGGCCCAAGAAGAAGAAGAAGATAAAGATGAAGATGATGATAATTATACAGCTGAAAGAGAAGCATTCGGTTTCACTGGCTTAGCAGTTCGACTCGATATAATCGATTATAAGTTGAAAGAAATTCTAAATCAATTCGAGATATTAAAAGCTCGAGTACCATAGGGGATAAAATGGCGCCACAACTAATGAAAATGACTGAGTTAATGGCTGAGGTCATGAAAGAAGTTGATAAGAAGTTTTACGAGCGAGATTGCAAGCTTGAGGCGTTGAAGCACGCTTTTCAAGGTCATGATAGTGTGATTGGTGAATTGTTTGTTTTCTTAGCGGATTTAAAAGAAAAGATGCTTTTTGCTATCAAGATGATAGAGGATAAACAAGATGATGAAGAAGAAACTTGTCCCGAATGTCATTCCACTGAGGTGCAAATGGAGATTATGAAGTTTGTGGATGAGTTAAGATCTAAGAAGAAAAGCTAAAATGAGCGGGGGGGCTGCCTTATTTCCCTTCCGTTGTCGAAAGTATTGACCATTCGGCCCGGATTAATGTCTTTGTGTTTGTATGGGTCATATACCGAAACATGGTGGGTGGCTATGGCGTAGCGTAATGCATCTACAGCATGGTCATCCTTCTTTAAAGGCTCATCCCAACCCTTTATAGCTGCCTTTTGGTCCCACACGTATGTTTCTATTTCTCTGATTAGATTCTTGCACTCATCACAGATAACAATGGTTCCGCGCTTCATTTCAGATGTCATCATTGTAATTCCATCGAGAACCTCGTTGTTCGCATCAACCATATGTATTCCCCTCTTTCTCATTTCGACTTTAAAGGCTGCCGCTGAAGGGTCAATATATACGTTTTTAACATCGTAAGCTTCAAGGAAAGCTTGCACATCATCGGCAAACTCGCTGTTAGTCTTTTGGCGTTCACGCTTTGCAGGGTCCCAATAGTATTCTTTTTCTACCCATAGTTTCTTTCCTTCCTGTGTATATCGGCCTGTGCTTACACCAATAAGTAAACAAGCAAAAGGATTAACAGCACCGTAATCAATAGCAGCAATCCAATATTCAGCAGCTCTAGGGGGTTTGGGTACGACATGGATTTTGGGGTCGAAAAAATCAAAGATAGACCCTTCAGCGAGGCACCATAAACCAAGGTAATTCCGTTTGTAAAAGATTCCTGTGAGTGAGTTCTTAAGCCTGTCCTTATATGATTGCTCGAGATAAGGATTATCTTCAAGTATGAAATGAAGCGCGTAGTAATCAGGATTGCCAGCTTCCGCCTGGTCTATCCATGCTTTAAGCTTATGAGATGGATATGAAGGGTTCATGGCTGCAAAGCCTTGCGACCAGGGTTCACTCAAACGAGTATCGATCATGTCTATGATAGATTCAGGGTACAATGTCATTTCATCGCAATAGCACAGGCTCATAGTCAAGCCTTGGAAGTTGCCAATAGCTCCTTCATCCTTCGCGCCAAGCACGGATATAACTTTATCTTTGTACAATAGCTTTTTACCGGACCATGAACAGAACGGGCGAAATATAGCCAGCTCCGGAGACTCCAGCAACAAGCGGACAACGTTACGATAAGCCGTGTCAAAGGTATGACCGACAATGTATATCTTAGAGTCGACGCACCTATCAACCTTGTGCATGAATGCGAACGTAGTACCCACGGTTTTACCCGTTCTAACGCTACCATGAGCAAGGTTCCATTTAGCTTTTGAATTGATAATAAATTGAAGTTGTTTTGGGGAGAGAGGCTCTCTCATTCAACATTCTCTTTTGGGTCTATATCATCTTGTTTATTCTGAAGAAAGTCAACCATATCCATAGTCTTATCAAGTGTAGTCTGTTGCTCTTGTGTGACTATGGAGAGTTTATCCTCATTGCGTTGGCCGAGTCTATTCTTTCCAAGCCATATTAGCATTGTGTTATCGCCTGTGTCCGTGAGTCCTAAAGCCTTTTGAAATTGCTTTTCTCTTATCAATGACTCACCAAGTGCACGTCTTTCTTGAGAATAATGAGTGAAACTACAGTTATATTTTTCTTCCACTCTGCTATAAAAGGTCTGTGGATGCACGTCAAATGTTGCTGCAATTTCAGTGCCTAAACATCCAGCTTTGAGTAAATCATCTACCCTATTCCAATCGATTATCTTTTCAGGTCTTGACATAATATCTGTGACATCAATGGTTTATGATCTATTTTATCTTTCTACACATATCGCTTGATCTTAAATCAGATCATATGATATATTGATAAGTAAGAAAGCAAGTTCGCTTGTTAGGGTATAAAGCCCCAAGTTTGAGCTACTTAGGTCAATAAATAACATAAACGGATAATGGAGTCAAGACATGATAGTACAAAATTACACACACGAGCTAATGATCAACATGGAAACAGGCGAAATGTTTAAGAGGCAATTAGATAAAGAGGAGATCTTTGACTTTATCAACAGCAAGTTTGATGATGATCAAGCGGAGGGCAAGTTAAACGCTCTAGAGAAAGCAGGATTAACGCTAGATGATATCGTAACATTTGCATTAAGAGCTGAATAAACAACAGGGGGGCGACCCCCTTAATTAGGAGTCAAGGAATGTTCAGGATAATTAAACTAGGAAATATTACAAAATTCGAGAATGAATCAGATTATAATGCATTTATCGGATATCTACCTGAAGGCAAAAATAAGATAAGACTAGAGACAGTAATTCCAAGCAAGTCATTTGCAATATATGAAAATGAAATATGCTTTGAGGAATTGGTAATCAGATTTAAAAAACCTAATGAAAGTGGAGTCAAGAAATGATAGGGTTAACATTTAAATTAAATCCAAATATGCCCGAAGGATATCAAACATCATTAGGGTATGATGAAATTCAAATAATAGATCGTTCACTATATAGGACGAGAGAGATTGACGATATAAATGAAGATGATAAAAAATCTAAAGCTATAATTTATGATTACGAGCTAACGATCATAGGATGGAGTAAAACAGGTGAACGAGATATATTTCGAATAAATGAAAATGAGCTATGGGATGAGATAGATTATCAGATTTATGTGCTAGCATGATGTTTTTGCGATGAACAAACCTCATTTTCACGAGTGAGTAAAATAAAAACTTTACAATTTAAATAAGGATGATTTTATGTTAGGGCAAGAAAGTAAGGACGAAATAAACCAAGAAAAGGCTCATGATAGTGAACACAAAGTTAAGATTGGCGGGCGTAGAGATGAATTGCTTGCAATGTTGCTTGATACCATCAAATACAGTGAAGATCTTCCCCCGCATGTTAGATCATCCTTTGTGACATATTTAGACCTAGAGGGAGCATTAGCGTTAATCTATGCAATTCTCAGAGAACCTCAAGATTAACACGTATCTTCACACTCTCAGGCTCTGCGTTAAATTCAACCAGGGCTTGAGAGATGATTGCTTTGATTACGGGGTCATCGGGGTTTAGATAATAGTTATCATAAACGAGGTGTTTAGTTTTTTGAGTCTTTTCACTATCTCTAATTGTTATAGTAAGTTCGGAGCATGTTGCGGATAAAGTTTTAGGAAAAGTTGAAGATATTGGAGGAAAATAATCAATACCTAAAGGATATTCACTTGTATCAATCATCTGGTTTTATACTCTTAATGAGAATGTATAGGACATGAAACAGGTATCCTGTTGCGATACCTATCAGTAAAATCATAGATAATGCGTCATTCGAATAATCTATTAGCATTCAGCCTCGCATTTAGGCGTCGCACATGCAATCGATCTTTCACGATGAATGTAAAGTTTTTCAAATTCTTCTTGGTCAACAGTCAAACCATGGGAATTTGCTAAAAGTTTTATGATGTTAATAGGAATCCCTAGAGTGTCTAATATTTTTAAAGCATCATCACCT